TTAGTACTAAAGTATAATCTTTACCTGATACCGCTCCTACAATTTCGTTACCTTTATCAACTCTAAATGTTCCGGCTGTATTGGTTGCTGTTGGAGCATATGTATTATAATCTTCTTGGTTTGAAAATCTTATAAACATTGGATCTTGTGTTGTTGAATCACCAATTGTGGTTTCTGTTCCAAAATGAAATAAGTGTCTATCTCTATCCGATACTTGTGTTAGTCTTGATGCTGTTGGTGCACCAGTCATAACCGTTGCTCTAATTCCTCTTGCACCTGATGCTCCTGCATCCCAAGTAAATGTTCTACCATTATGAATAGTTGCAATTAATATTTGACCGAAGTTATCTAGACTCCAGATGCCTGGATCCAGAATCACGTCACTTGTTGAACGCTCCGTGCCCCATGTTGATGTGCTCCAAGTATCTGTACCCCAACCATAACCTGCAGTTTGAAATGTAGGACCAACAATTACATAAGGATCAATTTCTGCAGACCCAGTTCCAGAAGTCGTACCTGCTGAATTAGATGGCATAGTGATTTCAAAAGTATTTGCAGTTGCATTCAATACTTCAAAAGTATTATCTTCAAAATCAGATGTAGCGTATCCTGATCCAGTTGGAACTGTAACACTAGAAAAGGTTACATATCGTCCATCTTGTAAACCATGTGAAGTTTTGTTTACAGTAACGGTTGGTGAACCGGTTGTTGCGTCAAAATCAGCTCCAGTGATAGCTGTATCTAATGGAGTAATGTCATAAAAATCATCTCCGTAATATAAAAACAAACCTTGTGATGTACCTATCGCTGCATACTTTTCACCATTTATAGATGTCCATGTATGTTGAGCACGTGCAACTCCTGGAAGAGTTTTAAATTGAGTAGTTAGTTGATTCCAACCTCCTATTTTTTCAGGTAGTCCATATCTAAATCTAACAAAATCACCATCGACCCATTGAGACTCGGCTCCGGAATCCGTGACCATCTTGTTAAAACCAGGCTTGAAATTTAGTTTTTGTAGCATATAACCTACTATATAATACTTATGAATATAATGAAAGCGAGAATAATTTGGTTTCCCGAACGTCTATCATACATAGATTTTGACTCATTACAAGATAAAATAGATTGGGATCAGGAGCATTTAGAGACTGTTCGTAAATATATGAAAGAAGATGGATTGTTATTTCCTGCTGTATTTAAGGATGATGAAATACACTGTGGTCATTACAGATTTAAAGTAGCAAAAGAAATGGGTTATGATGGTATTGATGCTTACAAAGTCAATACTTATAAAGAAGTTCTGCGATTGACTAATTTTAGTGAATTATGTTATAAGCACTACAAAGAATATAAAGAAAAAAACTATGTATGAATCACTAACAGAAGCAACTAAATTTCATGCTGTAAACCAAGACAACTGGGCTGGTGAAGCATTAGCAGAATACAAACATCAAATTTTTAATTTGATAAAAGAAAATAATATTAAAACCATTTTAGACTATGGTTGTGGTAAAGCAAAATTTCATTCTATTTTATTTAATAATAAAAAAGTTCCAGGTTCACCTATGGGTATAAATATAACTCCGTATGATCCTGCTGTTGCACGATTTTCAAATAAACCAACTGGTCAGTATGATTTAGTTTTATGTATTGATGTAATGGAACATGTTCAAGAAGATAAAGTTGATGAAGTTTTAAAAGATATATTTATTTATAGTAATAAAGTATTTTTAACCATTACTTGTTATCCAGCGACTCAAATATTATTGAATGGTAAAAATGCACACTATACTATTAAAGAACCTGATTGGTGGAAAGAAAAATTAAAACCTTATGACGGTAAATATATTACAATATTTCAAACTATGCCTGATAGAGGTGGTAAAAAAGTTAACAAAGAAGAATGGAAACCTAGTGCAATCACATTAAAAAAATTAGAAAAAAATGATAAAACATTAGATGAGAGTCAAAAAGAAAAAGCAAAATTACTTTAAATGAATTTTAGAATATTTGAGTTAATGGAAACTGAAAAGTTTCAATATTTAGGAATACATAAAAATGGTAGCCGTAGTGTAATGGATTGTATTTTTTCTGTTTTCACTAAAGAAGAAGTATCTGTTAAACAACATTTAGCAACTGATAAGCCAAGATTTTGTATTATTCGAGATCCTTATGAAAGATTTATATCAGGTCTTAGATATGATTTATTAAGACATAATGTAAATTTTAAAGATATTAATATTAAAAAATTATTTACCACAAATGAAAATCATGTAAGAAATACAATAAGACAAAATGTTAAACATAGTATCTCACAAATACCTTACATAATGAACGTTAGGTGCAGTCACTATATTGATATGGAAGATTTAAATATTTTTTTAAAAATGCACTTTAATAAAACATCACATTTAAATAAGTTTGAAAAAAAGAATAAATATTATAATATTGAAAAATATTTAGACAAAGATGAAATTATGAAATATTTACATTTAGATTATTATATATATAATTCGATAAAAAATTCTCCATTTTTATGGGAATGGCAACATGGAAGAATATTTGAATGAATGAAAAAACATTTAAGATAGAAGATTATATAGCTACATATGATAACTATATTACAAAAGAAGAATGTGATAAAGCCATTCAATTTTTTGAAAATGAAAATAAATTTAAGAGAACTATTAATAGAGCACAATCTGAAAAAACTGCAATTTTAACAAAATCTGATAATCAATTTTTTGGCATGTCTAGTAATCTAGACATATGGTGGAAAGAGCTCAAAACATTAATATTTAATTATGATTTAGCATGGAGTCATTATGCTAAACACACTGGTGCTGCTCAAGCTTATGACTATATTCCTTTTCATTATACTAATTTAAAAATACAAAAAACATTACCAAAAGAAGGATATCATGTTTGGCATATTGAACATGGAAATTCTTATCAAGAATCTGGTAGAGCTTTTGTATTTTCTATTTATTTAAATGATGTTGAAGAAGGTGGGGAAACAGAATTTTTAAATTTTTCAAAAAGAGTAAAACCTAAAGCTGGTAGAATAGTTATTTGGCCCGCAGCTTTTCCTTATGTTCACAGAGGAAATCCACCGTTGTCTGGTGAAAAATATATTCTAACATCATGGATGATGATAAGATAAATGTCGTTTAATCACGAAATAAAAGATCTTAAATTTCATATAAACAAATTAGTTCCTAAAGACGTTTGTAGATACTTTATAGATTATTTTGAAAACAACCCTGAATACTATGATATAGAAAACAGCTATAAATATATAACGCGAGAATATGAAATTGATAACTTTAAATGCATTAATTTAACTGATGTATGTAAAACAGATGAAAAAGCTATAAAACCTTTAAATTTAGCCAAATTTTATATTTCTATAATGATAACAAATTATGTTTTATATATTCAAAAAAAAATGTGTCCTACCTTTAATGATAAACTAATATCTCAATCAAGTAATATACGTATAATGAGATATGAAGAGGGACAATGTATTACAGATCATACCGATGTTGGAGACAATATTAGAGCTTCTTGTACATTAAATTTAAATGAAGATTATGAAGGTGGTGAGTTTAGATTTTTTAATGGTCAAATAAAACACTCTTTTAAAACAGGAGATGCTATGATATTTCCTGCGGAACCTATATGGATTCATGGCACTGAGCCTGTTACAAAAGGCACAAGATATTCAATTAATTGTTTTTTACACATATGAAATTAGTATATTCAATACCTGATCAATTATATTATATTCAACATTTTTTAGATTATTCTACATATAAAAAATTACATTATGATGTTTTTAAAAGTAAATTAGTTAATTTAACGTCTACTAAAAATGAATGGGATGACCAATTACAAAATGGACATAGAGGTTTTGTTACCAGAACTGGTTTAGAAACAAATTACACTCCTCTTCAAAAAATTAAAATACTTTTAGAACATAATCCTTTTCATAAAATAAAAATAAAAAATTTTTGTCCAATGATTCATTCAATGAATGATGGAGCAGGTATTAATTGGCATAATGATCATTTGTATAAATATGGAATTACTTATTACATAAACAGACGTTGGAATCATGAATTTGGAGGAGAATTTTTATTTCAAATAAAAAAGAATAATGGTTTTATTCCTTTAGTAGGAAATTCAATTGTTATTGTAAAGGCTCCTTTGAATCATAAAGTGGTACCTGTAAATAGACCTGTTGTACCTAGAAAAACAATTCAAATATTTGTAGAAAAAAAAGATTAAGTTTTAATAATATAAACTATTGTTAAATAAGGTTGAATAACCGAAGTTGCGTCGCCTGTAAAATTAGCACTCATGTTGTGAGCGTGTCCACTTCCAGACCCTGTATTATTAGTAACTCCAGTTTCATATGGTGTACTACCAGGATTTCCTTGTTGATATTTCCAAGGTGGAGGAGCCCCTGGATTTGAGCCTCCGCTGTGAGTATGACTAGCTAGTTGGGAAGTAGATAATGTAGCATTTGCCGTAGATCCACCAACATTTCCAGTTGCACTAACTGTATTTGCTCCACCGGTTGAACCTAAATTTTTAGTGCCTGATTTACTTATCGTTACATTGTCTTGTAAATCTGGTACGTTAAACGTAGTTGAACCATCTCCTGAGCCATACGTAGTACCAATTATTGCAAATAAAGCAGAGTATGTAGCTCTTGAAACTGCAGAGCCGTTGCATTCTAAATATCCTGCAGGTATTGAAGAGTCTGACCATGGTACAATAGTAGCTGTTGGAATACCTTCAATTCCAGTTATATTAGCTGCGCTAAAATCATATTTGGTTGCTTCGTAATTTGCCATTTTTTTCCTACGTTTTAATTATATACATTATTGTTAAATAAGGTTGAACAACAGAAGTTGCATCCCCTGTAAAATTAGCACTCATATTATGAGAATGTCCACTTCCTGATCCAGTATTTCCTGAATTTGTACTAGTTGCCATTGGATAAAATGGGCCAGGGTTTTGTTGTTGCAATGGACTCTTAGACCTTAAACCTGCAGGATGCGAATGAGAAGCAAGTTCACCGGTAGATAAACTATGATTTGCAGTTGAACCAGCAACGTTTCCAGTTGTAGTAACCGTATTAGCTCCACCAGTTGAACCTAGATTTTTAGTACCTGATTTACTTACTGCAACATTATCTTGTAAATCTGGTACGTTAAATGTAGTTGAACCATCGCCTGAACCGTAGGTAGTACCAACTATTGCAAATAGAGCAGCGTAAGTTGATCTTGACACTGCGGCACCATTACATTCTAAATATCCTGATGGTGCAGTTGAATCTGACCATGGAATAATGGTTGCTGTTGGAATACCTTCAATATCTTGAAGATTTGCTCCATCAAAATCATATTTAGTTGCTTCGTAGTTTGCCATTTTTTTCCTATGTTTTAATTATATATGTTACTGTTAAATAAGGTTGTAAAACCGAAGTTGCATCCCCAACAAAATTTGCGCTCATATTATGAGAATGAGCTGCACCACCTCCAGTAGAACCTACATTAGGCGCTGGAAAAGCTCTGTTAAAACCATAATACCCTGGTGTACTCCCAGGAGGAGGACTAAATACTGCAGAACTTCCATGGCTATGAGAAGCAAGTTGTGCTTCTGATATTGTAGCATTTGCAGTACTACCTCCAACATTTCCTGTTTTAGTTACTGTATTTGCTCCACCAGTTGATCCTACATTTTTAGTTCCTGATTTTCCAACTGGAACATTATCTTGTAAGTCTGGAACATTGAAAGTTGTTGAACCATCACCTGATCCATAAGTTGTGCCAACTATTGCAAATAAATTTGCATACGTTGATCTTGAAACTGCAGATCCATTACATTCTAAAAAACCCGAAGGAATAGATGAATCACTCCATGGCACGATAGTTGCTGTTGGAATACCTTCAATTCCTGTAAGGTTAGCACCATCGTAATCATATCTAGTTGCTTCGTAGTTTGCCATTTATCCTCCTAAGAAGAATAAGACGTAGGCCTTGCACCTAATCTAGTAATTTTTTCAGCTTCAGTTTCGTCTCTGAAAGTTCCAGAATCTGCTGGATCTTCAATTGACAAAGTGTTGTTGTCCCAATTAGATTGTAATTGTGCCAAATGCGCTGCATCCCATTTATTACTAAATTGACTTATTTCTCCGATATTGGCTTCAGCAAAAGATGAATGTGGAGTTGTGTCTCTATACTCTACTTCGTCTGAAGTATTTGATGTTCCATATTGTATGGCCCAAATATTTGAAAATTTAGTATCATTCCAAAAAGCATCATCATCAATAGGATAACCAATACCTTCAGAAGCTCCTTCAGCATAATTTTTAATTACTAATTTATCATCAAAAACTATTGTCCAATTTCCTTTAGCAGCCATATTCTATTTCTCCCTATAAGTCCAACCTGTTGTAGCGTCTCCAGAATATACTAAACTGAAACCAGCACCTTGAGTATTAACTGTAAG